CCCACGGCCGGCACAGATGTCCCGCAGGCGCACGTACTTGTTCACCGCCGCCTGCGCTTCCGCGATCCACTCCCGCCGCGTCTTGATGCGCTCCCGCCGCTCCTTCAGTTCCGCCCTGTCCTTCGCCTTCTTCTCCGCAGACCTGGCACGGACTAGCCTGCTGGCGCAAAGAGGGCTGCACACGGCCTGGAGCGGCCTAGCGGGCAGGAACTCGCGCTTGCAGTGAGAGCACTCCTTTACCTTCACGCAGCAGCCCTTTCCTGCTCGCTCCATTCAACGTTGTGCTCAGCACCGAAGGCCGCTATCAGCTCGAGCAAGTCCCCAAGCTCACGGCGCGACATGCGGCTGGTCGATAGGCCCAGCGCCACAAAGCCAGTTCCGTCAAGGTTCGGAACCACCTCGAGGCGGCGCAGGCTCGAGCTGAAGACATGCTTCCAGTCCTCCGGGGTCAGGCGCTTGCCGTACCAAGAAACCTGCTGGCTGATGTCGGACAGGCAGGCCCAAAGCTTGGCGTTCTGCTCGAGCGATCGCTTGGGCTCGGAGACGCTGACGGAGAAACCTGCGGGAGCCTGCTTCACCGCCTCGATTGCTCGCTGGCGGGCAACGTCGTGGCTCAAGACGAAAAGCTGCTTACTCATCGCGCTTCTCCACAGGAATACGCTTCTGGCAAGGAAACTCTTGGGGCGGAGACATGAACCAGGCAGGATTAGCCCTCGGAGCCAGCCTGCGAGCACAGTTCACACAATCCGCCCGGTTCTGGTGTCCGCTGGGGCCAGCTCCATGGCCTGTACAGCGTGCGACGTCGTTGGGGAGGCTTACCTTCACTTCACCCCCTCGGGATAGAACTGGCGGTACGTCCACTTCGTCAGGTCAATGACCATTACGTGATGGTTTGGCGTATCAAGTTCCGCATACCGCGCCTCCATCACCGGGATGAAGTCGGCACGTCCCAGCTCGCTTGTGCACTTCGCGCTGATTTCACCAATCCGGCGCATGCGAATCCTGTAGACCAGTTCATTGCGAACCAGGGCGACCACACACATCACCAAAACCGTCAAGGCAAATACCGCTTCAGTCATTTCTCTTCTCCTTGTGTGAGAGTTCCCATTCATCTGGCTTCTGAGGGACTAGAGAGGCGCGGACATCGGCTGAAACTCCTTGAGCATTCAGCCAGTTGTACGTTCGCTCTGACACGATGTCGGTGATGTTCATCTTTGACGGCAACGCCTTCGCGTGCTTGATGGTCACGATCAACATGGTTTCGTTCACCTTCGCCTCGCGTGCCACTCGATACGTGCCTGCGCTATCTCCGCTGGCGCCTCCTTGAACCGCTCGCATGTCGAATGCGGCGGCAGAAATTCCCACTTCGGACCCTTGGCACACACCGCCAGGGCCAGCTTTCGCATTTGCGCCGGGGTTCGCTTCGCGTCCCAGTTCGCACAAGTCAGACACGGCATCCATTTCGTCCTCGCGTTCTTTGAGTTCCACCGTCATCTCTCTCTACCTAGAACTCCCCTGTATTCCTCACACACCCTGCCTTTGGTGGGCAAGACTCAGCCATCCCTGGAGAGCCTTTACATGCCTGCCTTCGGAGCCGCATGACTCGCCAGCCGTTCGACAATCGGGCGCTGGCTTCGCCACCCTTACCCCTGCTTCCTTGTCTTTCCCGCAGTAGGGGGTCTTCCTCGGCTGCTGCGGTAATGACCCTCCAGCCGAGTGCTTGGCCTTGCTAGGCCCGCTTTCGCATCGCCCCCTGCATCGCTTGCTTCAGTCCCATCGCCAGTGCGAACACGCCTTTGCGTTGGCTGTAGTCGTTCGCGTCTTCCCCAACCACGTCGCTCATCCAGTACGGCCAGCCGATCTCGCGCGCCACGCGCTCACCCGTCCCGCTCGCATCGTTGTCGGCCAGCACGACGCCAGCCGGCAGGCCTTCCGCAACCTTCTTCATGTTTCCCGCTGAGAACGTCGCATGCAGCACGTATGGCACCTTCAGATTGCGCAGGGCTTGCTGTGCAGACAGCGCGGTCGCGTAGCCCTCGCACAAGACATGCGTTCCGCGCGTGCCAAAGATGAACTCGGCGCCGCCCGACCTCTGGCCAAACAGGAATTTCTTGTCGCCCTCAGGCTTGATCAACTGGCATCCAACCAGCTGCGAGCCTGCGCGCATGGGAACAACCATCACGTTGTCGGCGTCCTTGTTCCATACGTTCACCATCTCGTCAGGGAAGCCCTTAGACGCGAGATAGGGGTGAGATGACAGTTCGCACTCTCCGAGGATCGTTGCGGCCTTCTGGGCGGCTTTCTGCGCGTTTACGCGGGCCTCTTGCGCGGCCTGGTTGGCGACTTGTCGCACGCGCTGTTGCGCGACCTTGGATTCACCCTCAGCGCGCCACACGGCCGGCTCGGTCATCGTGGCCCAGTTCTGCACGAAGCCAGCATCGCCCATGAACTTGTAGGCGCCATTGCGGCTGCGCGGTTTGTCCTCGGTCGGCACACGGACCCAACGGCCTTCGATCAGGCGACCAACCAGCACGCCGTACACCTTGGCGAATTGCTCAAAATTCATGCCGGCACCGCCTCTTTCTGGCGAGCCTTGGATTCAGCGATGAAGCGCGAACGAATCCAGCCCCTGGTCTTCAGCCCTGCCGGCGTTGCGACCTTCGCCAACCCCTTCGGCTCCACGCCGAACTTGTCCTTGAACTTGTAAAAGGCCCAACCCGGTTTGAAGTTCCGCTCCTCGGCGTATCCAAGCAACTCGCTGTAGAAGGACTGCCGCTCCTGCACTCCAGGGAGCTTCTTGCCATTCGGCCCGAGTTCCTGCAACTCGCCGGGGCGTTCCGTCACGTCATTGCGCTGAGGACGGACGAAACCGCAGTTCGCGCAGGCATCGGCCTTGCCGGGCCAGAAGGCATTGCAGCGCGGGCACTTCGCGGCTTCCTTCTCCCGCTCGGTCGGCTCCTTGCGCGCCTTCTCCTTTGTTTCGTCCAACTCATTCACGCCGTTGGCGTAGATGTCGTCCCAGTCCTCCTGAAACCTCAGGTAGTTCCCGGAGTGATCCAGCCACAGCGCGAACTCCTTGGAAGGGTGCTTGCGCATCACTCGGCCCATCTGCTGGATGTGCGATGCGAGCGACTTGGAGAACGGCCGGGCGCTGACGCCGATCATCACGTCAGGCACGTCAAAGCCCTTGGTGAGGATGTCCGTAGCGATCAGGCCCATGATGGAGCTATCCGGCTTGGAAAACTCCTTGATGGCTTCAGCCTTGAACTCGTCATCGTCCTTGTAGGACAGGCTGACGAAGTTGTAGCCGGCCTCCGAGAACTTCTGCGCCAGGTCGGCCGCGTGCTTCACGCCGGCAGCGAACACCACCGTCTTACGGGGGCCACCGAAAACCTCATGGGTCTTCTTGACCCACTCCGTCACAACGTCCCCAGTGATCTTGATGCCGCGTTCTTCCGCCTCCTTGGAGGACCATTCGCCGGCCAGCTTCTTGGCGCCGGCCATGTCAATCTCTTTGGCGATGAACACGCGCAGAGGGACGAGGTTCCCGCGCTCGACAAGCTCCCGCGTGCTGATGGCGGAAACAACGGCGCTGTAGATGTCGCCAAGGCCCTTGGTGAACGGCGTAGCCGACAGGCCCACCACGAAAATGCCGGGGTTGTTCTTGATGAACTCAACCGTCTGCTTACGGGTGTTGTGGCACTCGTCCACGATCAGCAGCTTCAAGCCAGGGAAGCTGCCGCGCTTCTCGAGCGTTTGCGCCGAGCAAACCTGAATGCGCTCATGCGGGCGGAAGCGCCAGTGCCCCGCCTGCATGACTCCATGGTCAATGCCGTAGGTGTCAAGCCGCGCCGAGGTCTGATTGCACAGAACGATCCGGTCAAGAATCATCGCTGCACGGTTGCCTCTGTCAGCGGTGTTCCCGAGGAGGTCCATAGCCATCTCGGTTTTGCCTGCTCCGGTCGGCGCCACCAGCACCACGGACTTGTGGCCGGCGATGAATGCGGCGCGCAGCTTGTCCAAGATGGATTCTTGGTAGTCGCGCAACTCCAGCTCACGCCGCGCGCTCATGCAGCAGCCCCCGCTTTCTTGGCCTCTTTCTTCCAGTAGTTGATCTGCGCCGTCTTCTCGGTGGATTCGCGCATGTACGTGTCGCGCGAAACCTTCAGCGCAGCCACTTCGGCTTCCAGCGTCACCACGCGCGCCCTCAGGTCGCGGATGGTCTCGGCCGCTTGGCTCTTTTCTTCTTCGCTGGCGTCCATCGCTTCCACAGCCAGCCTGTCTTGCAGGCGCTCGTTTTCCTGCGCCAGTTCCGTGATGGTGTGACGCGCCTCGCTCAGTTCGTCGGAGTCGTCTTGCTCCGGCGCGTCTTCCGAACGCTGGTCCAGGGTGCGTTTGGAGGAACTTTTAAGTGACTCTGATTGCTGCTCAGCTTTTCCGCGTGCGACGTTGGCCGCTTCCTTCACCGTCAGGGCGCCTGCCTTCACCGCATCGGTGAGTCCAGCCTTGTGCGCCGCCTTCGCGTTCTTGATCGTCTTGTCGGAAACTTGAGCCGCTTTGGCTAGGTCCTGCGTCGTTAAATGGGGAACTGGTTCCCCATTTGTTTTCCGCCGACCACGCGGAGCCCACTCCGTGCAGGCCACGACTGCGGCGGCTCGCTGCGAGGGGGTCAGGTGACGGCGGTGCAGGTTGTGGCTCAGGACGAAAGACACCGGGTCTTTGTCGGCCGGGAAGTTGAACTGCTGCGGCTTGACGCCGATTTGCAGGCACGCGCGGTAACGGTGCCAGCCATCCAGCACCATCCCCTCATAGACCATGACCGGCTCGCGCTGGCCGTTCGCCTTGATGTCCTCTACCAGCGCAGCGAAGTCATCGGCGCTCATGGCCGGGAACGCAGAGGAAAGAGGGTGTTGCTTCAATTCGCTCACAGACCCAACTCCTGCTCCATTCCTTGGACGAGATGCGGCCTGGAGCCACGCTCACGAAGCGCCTCGGCCTCATGCGCCCACCACCTGTCACGGTCCCCAATGGCCGAGAATTCCCCCGTCTCATCCCAGCGCGCTTGAGCGGCTAGGAACTCGCGCGCACAGAGTTGGATGTGGGCTTGCAGTTCTTCATCGGACATTTCCGATACCTCGTAGGAGTACATGGTTTCACCCATGACAAAGTGACTACTCACAGACGAGTTCGCGTCTGGGATGATGGAGGGGGACGATTGCGGCGATTTCTCGGACGAAAAAGAAGTCATTGCATGGTCCTCGGTATCTGGTAGACCTTGGCCGGGCCCCGCCCAGTCTTCTTGCGCACTCGCTGCGCCAGCCCTTCTTTCGCCATCTGTTCGACGGCCTCTTCAAAGGTCACGCCGCGCTGCTGCGCGATCTGCTCGATTGCTTGGCGCTCCCGTTCACTCAGCGCCGTCTGTTCAGCGGGCATCTTGGGTAACTGAAAAGTTCGGATTGACGCTCAGTTCAATAGCCAAACATGGCCTGCTGTGCGCCTCGCGTTCCAGCGGCTGCGGCGGCAGACTGCAGCCCATGAGCCAACACCTCCGTCGCCCGTTCCAAGATCAGCGAGCGAATGAACGCCGCTTTCTCTTCGCCCGTGTAGCGCACCAGGGCGTCCACCAGTGCAGCTTCGTTGTCGTTGAAGGACAGCTTCACGGTGTGCTTGCGGATAAGGGAAGGGTCGGAGTACATGGCTTCGGTCCTGGCTTCTTGGTGATGCGGTCAGCGCTTCGGCTTCTTGCCGTTCTTCTTCGCCGGCTGGAGGAAAATGTGCGGGTACTGGAGCTTCACGCGGTCCGGGATGCCTCGGACCGTCCAGTTTTGGACCCGCTGAAGACCGCCCGCCTTTTCGTAGCCAAGGCGCTCTGTGAGCTTCGTGACTCCTCCGAGAGAGGTAATCAGTTCCCTATCGCGCTGGATCTCTTGAGGCGTACGTTTCGGTGGCATGCCGCCATCTTACACGTCCTGTTTAACGGGCGCAAGAAAAAGATTGAACGTGCAGTTTAACGACACTTCGTTTACTGGGAGGACAATCCCGGTCATGCACGAATCGATGCAGAGGCTGTATCGCGCCGCCAGGGAGATGAGGAAGGTGACGGGGAAATCCAACGTCGCCCGGCTGCTCGAAACTAGCCCACAAGTACTAACAAATTGGGAAGGGAGAGGCGTTTCTAATGAAGGCGCAATCAAGGCCCAGCAACTAATTGGCTGTAGCGCGGTCTGGGTCACGGACGGCACCGGTAACATGTCTGCCACAGTCGAGTTGATCCGCTATCCTGTATCCACAAGTAGCAGCAGGAAGGTCTGGGTTGTGGGCAAAGGTAAAGGTGGCATACCGGAGCGCGTCTGGACAGATGCCGACTACCCAGTCGGTGCGTCGGACGAATACGCAGACATAGCGACGGCCGACGAGCACGCCTTTCTGGTGCCCATCGTTGGCGACAGCATGGCCCCGCGATTCCAGCCAGGCGAGT